GGCATATAAACAGCATCAATAGTGATTAGGTTATAGTCATCACAAACAATAGATTCATTTGTTAAATTACCAGTACCTCTTGTAGAAACACCCATTTTGATTCCATCAAGAATTAGTCCTTGAAGTAATTGTCCCATAGGAGTGTGAGTACAAACACGAGCTTTACCCATACCATAATTACCATCCATTGTTAATTCAGTAATAAGGATTGCTGCACGTTCTGGATTGATTTCACCTGTTTCTGGGTGGTTTAATTCACCTACAGACTGACAAGTTTTAATCAAATCTTGATACTTTTTAACTTCTCTTTCAATAATGTGTAGAGGATAAATTCTACCATTACGGTTTTTCTTTTCTGCTCCAATAAATGGACCAGTAATATACAATGAAGGTGTCTGTTGTCCTTCATGTGCTTCTTTAAGAATTGTGATGTCTTCAACGTCACAATTTTCATTTAACAATTTCTTTGGTTGTATAACTTCCATTTTTATACCTCGTATAAATATAACTAGTTTATAATATATTTATACAAAATAGAAGAATAAAATAAAAGAGAGCTTTTCGCTCTCTTTTTTATTTGAAAAATTTTGAAGGTTTTGTGACCGCTCTCATTGCTTCCTCAGACCAACCGTCTTTAGGAGCTTCTTTATTTAGATTTACCACAGGTTCATCTTCAACTTCATCTACAACGTCTAAAACAATATTCTTAGAAACATCTTCAATTGGGTCTTTATAAACTTCTGGATCACTAAAGCAACCAAAAATTTCACGTAAGAATTTTAACATATTCACCTCTTAAATAAATTTTTCATTTGGATTTCCATCAATCATTGACATCCATTCGTCAGCATGTTTTGTAGATTCCATCCACCAGCCATTATTATTTAATTGGTCATATTGCCAATCAAGAATAGAATTATAATTATCTTTCTTACATAATGCCCAGAAACGTTCATCTATTTCGTTCATAGTGACGTCTGGATAGAACTTACATGGATCTGCAATATCTTCATAAGGCGAGAATTTATTGTCTTTGAAGACTGTTCCAAGAAGAAGAGAACCTGCTGCACATGCTTCAATAAATCTTAATGAAGACTTACATTTATTGAATTGATTTTCTACAATTGGAGCAATTGCAAAATCAGCGTGTTCTTCTAGAACTTGTCTTGGATAGGATGTAGTATCTTTCCAAGGTAGTTGTTTAATCTTATTTGCAATTTCTGCAAAGAAATAAGGTTGAGAGCCAACTACAGTAAATTCAATCTTATCTTCTTTGACCATTTTAATTATCCAGTCTTTCCATGCACAATCAAAGTCACCTAAGTCTGCAAGAATTCCATCTGGATGATCTCTATCGACTTTTGGTGGACATGGATTTCTATAGTGACATGGAGAACCTGTATAGATAATCTTTGGTTTTTTAAGATCTTCAGTAATATGAGGTTTACGTGGATAGGACCACAAGAAGCGTGGAACTACATTACGAATTACTCTGATATTCTGACAATTGAATTTTTTAATGAATGCATCTTTTAGATAATCAGTAGAGACTACAATTTCATCACAAAGAGAAACTGCTTTAGCAACTCTTTCATTGATACCTTGTATATCTTTATTAAAACCTTCAGATGCCATATTATATTCAGGAAGACCTTCACCATCAATATCAAAAATTTGGTCATCACATTCGAAAACGATTTTATAGCCGAATTTCTTTTGATGTATTTTATATTCCTGAAGGACAGCAATATCTTGGTCACCGATAGGACGCTGATAGATAATTGCTTTTGTTTGTTTTAAGATAGTTGCATCAAAAATAGGTTGTGGCGTAATAATTGGAGTAAATCCAATTTGGTCAAAACCATTATAATACATTGCGTTCCATCTTAATCTAACATGAGAACAACCAGAATGGTCTCTCACTATGATAATGACAAGAGATTTGTCATTTCTAGCATTAAGCATTTAATTTCACCTCACAATAATATAAATTAAAAATTATTTAAATTTTCAGTATTAAACTTTTTAACAAGTTGATATTTCTTTTTATCTTTATATGGAACTACTTCAATTTTTGTTGTATGTGGTTCAATTTCAGATGGGTTAACTATTGTAATCATATTCCATTTCATTAGTAGAAAAGCAATAGAATTTCTTCTCTGAATATCTTCTAATGATACATTTCCAAATCCTGGATAACCATTTTTATCAGTACTTAGAACAAATAATTGTTTAAAATGTGCTAAGAAAAATGTATCAAAATGTTTTAATAAGTGGCATGATTGATAAATTATATTTTTCTTTTTATCAACAATACCAATTCTAGTAAGAGTTTCTTCAATTACTTTTTGATCGACTAATAAACGGATTTCTAACAATTTAGATGTTTCGTTCATTGCACCTCCTCAGGTTGCCAATCAAATTCTTTATATTCATTATCATACAAAATCTTAGCAACTATAGAAGGATCAATTTCATCTGTCATAACATCATAAAATGTTGGCATTATCAAATCTTTAATCTTCTTATAACGAACCAAATCCTCTGCAGGAATCTTGGCAAAACCAAAATTTGAATATCCATTTTCAGAATAAATCTTATCTATCTCTTGTTTAAATTTACTAACATTTAGAAATTTATTATTAAAGAATAAGTATTTTTCTTCCTGAATAATTCTTGCAGTCCACTTTTGTGGATTGATTGTTTTCATTATTTCTATAAAACCTACAGATTCAGTTAACTTGACTTTTCTAAAAGCCAAGTTTTCTAACTGATCATTTGTAGATTTACTTGCAAGATTTTGTACGTATTCAACTAAATTCATACTCTATTTATAGCTTAGGTAAGAAGAATGAAGGAGAGAAAGGTACCTTTTCAGCAACTGTTTCCTTACAATCTGGACATACAAATTCAGCATAAGGACGAACTGTAAACATATAATTTGTCATATCATTTACTAGTTTAGAGAAACTCTTAGCGTCCATATTTGCTACATACTGATATGCATTGTAAATATCCATTCTCTTTCCATTTACTGATTCGATATTGACTGCGAATTCCAACAAATCTTCATTGAATGTTTCATAACTATCTTGACCGTTCTTCATACGGTTTGTGACAGCTTCCATACCAATTGTTGGGAAACGAGTTTTAATCTTGTCACCGTTTTCTGTAATAAATTCTGCAGGAACGTCTTTATCAAGATAATCGACCTTAAGATTCTTTAGAGTGAATTCTAGATTTACTGTATTTTCACAGTGTTCACATTTATGCTTAATTTGGAATGGAAGATCATCATAAGTCAATGCTCTTAGATAGAAGATAAACCATAGCTTATCTCCAACCAAAATCTTATTTGTATCGATATTCAATACACAAGAAGAGATTGTTGAATTGATGATATAATTTGCATTCTTCTCATTGATAGTAGACAAATTCTTAATGTTCAAAGTTGACAACTTCTTAACATAAATATCTTCTGTATAATATCTACCACGAGATGGCAATAAATGTTTGTCTAATAAAATAGCATCTTTTGGTAGACTGTTTTCTACTGCTTTTGCAACAGCACCAAAGTCTGACTGATTTACACTATTCAAATCTAATTTTTCTGATTTTACCATGTTTTCACCTCACTAAATAATTGTTATACTCTATTTATATCAATAAATATCTCAGGAGAATAATATGAATTATACACAACCTGGATATGATATTTCAGAAAATAATTATTTCAAAGGCACTACTGCAGTAACAGATGATAAAGTCACAAAAGGATGGCCTAAGAATTATTATTGTGCAGAAACAATGAGAAGTATCTCAATTGCTTTTACAAATTTCTTTAATGATTTACATGTAGTCCGTAAGAATGAATTTGGTGAACCTATTAAATGTATTCAGGTTCCTATTAAATTTGGACCACGTATGAAATCTTTTGATTTTAGAAAACAACAAGCAAGTGGTAAGGAATACTATATTAGTTATCCTAACTTAGCTTGGCGTTTTGATGGAATGTCTTTCGATGCAGAAAGATTTTCTGGTCAATATGCTGATAGAGTTTTCTATAATGATACTCTAGAAGAAATGGGATTTGACTGGAAAATGACTGAAAGATTTTGGTCTGATGTTCAGCCAGTTCCTTATAATATAAACATTTCTATGGAATTAAAATGTGATTTATTAAATGATGCAATGGATGTTGTAGAACAAGTTTGCACACGTTTTACTCCTGAATGTTATTTGAATATCAAGGAATTCTGGTTCTTCAATAAACGTAGAAGTATTAAGCTTACTTTGACTGGAGACCCTGCATGGCAGATTGAATCTGAAAGTATGGGTGAAGAAGATAAGAGAGAAATTACTGTCACATTCAGTTTCCAAGTTGCAGCTTATTTGTATAAGCCTATTAAGACTAGTGCAATTATTGATAAGATTGATGTTTATGTTAACGCTGCTAAGGGTCATGAAACATGGCATGAAGAAATTAAAGGTAATTATGATGGTTCTTTGAATAATCGTTGGAATTTCGAAGATGACTTTAATTGTAAAGTTGCTAATGTTAGTGCTTTATCAGGAACATATCCAACATCATCTGATAAAGGTGCTACAGTTGAATATACAACAAACTTTGTTTATAAAGAAATTCCTGATGAATATCAGTTCTATCCTGAAGGAACAAAGTTTGTTAAGTCTAAAACAATGATTTGGAATAAGGCTACATCTGGATATACTGATGCATCTGGTAAACCTATTGCACCAATAATTGATTATTATGAAATACCAGCATGGGGTAAAAACCCATACGGTATTAAAATTGAAGACAAACGTCTATATGATTCTAATGGTACTCCTTATAAAGGATATTATACAAAAGAATTTGAAGCAACTACACACATCTTAAATGATGATGTGCAGAATGCTAATTCTCTAACATAATAGCGAATTCGCCATCACCATTAGCAAGACTAAAGTCTGCTCTTTGAGCCATATCAGAGATTCTATAAATCATGGTATGGCCTTTTCTATTTCTAGCTTCATCTAGAATTTTGAATATCTGTGGATTTTCTAAATCATCTTCATCAGAGAATGCAAATGTAGAACCTTTACCATTATTTACATTATCTTCTGTATGTATAAATCCAGTAGGATAACCACTAGCATAAGATACTAAACCAGTATGTTCTAGAATAATGATAGGATGACCATGATCATCTAATTCAACATCTTCTGTAATTTGAATTACATCATTCAATTTATAATTTACATTCATTTCATGACCATTTCTTGCTCTATCAGTAATCATTAACCAGTTATCACGATTATACTTATCTGCTAACTTACCTTTCTTTAACAAGTAATAGACAGTACCCCATCCAGTATTGATCCATACAGTTTCCCAAACTGGAGGATTGTATAAATCAGTTTCTAGAATGTTATAAGTACGTTCTTTATAAGTAATTTGAGAACCTTCTCCTTCGATACCTAATAATGCAAGTAATGGCTGAATAGATGGATCAGATGGGTCTGCCAAATCATTGTTTGCTTCTGGACTTGTCTTAATTGAACCATCAGCATTTTTATCCCAATCCTGAGGTTGAATAAATTTTGTATT